AGGTTCAGGCGCAGGTTCTGGCGCAGGTTCTGGCTGAGGTTCAGGCGCAGGTTCTGGCGCAGGTTCTGGCTGAGGTTCAGGCGCAGGTTCAGGCACAGGTGTTTCTTCTCCGCCCTCTTCAGATTGGTCTACTTCTTCTTGTTCTCGTTGAATTTCATCATAAATAGCGCGATAGTCAGGAATCTGCACCTGAACGTCATCGCCGGTAGTGGGTAAATAATCTCTAATATCTGGCGCTTGCCATTCGATATCGTTAAGCGTGCTAATAAAACCAAGCACGTCTCTCGGATTAATTCCCGCTTCTTCCATACTAGTTATGATGTCTCGAATAGAATCAACGCCTCCTGCCATACCCTCCTGCGTAAGATTCATAATTACAGAAGAATCAGCAGAGCCGAAGTCCAGACCTAGCGCTTCGAGGATCTCAATACCAGTCGTAAAGACTGGCCCAAGAATAACTCCGGCGGCATCTAGCACACCTTCTATACCTGATGCTCCTGCGTCATACATAACATCAGCAAGGTCGTTGATAACGTCCATGAATGACGTAAAATCACCGCCTTCTCCTTGCATAAAGGCCAAACCGTTAGTGTTTAGCCAATTAGCTATACCGCTAGTTACGCCCGAAACAGCGTTAGTTACGCTTGAAACAGCGTTGGAATTGAGTGCCGCACTAAATATATCTCCCGCGTTTTGGAAGATTGCGGCTTTTACAAAGTCTTCTGGGTCTATACTTATGTCTTCGCCGGTTACTGCGGCTTGAGTTATTGCAGTACCAATCGTTGCGCCCATAGCAGAAGCAACACTGGCAGGTAACGCGGCCATACCAGCCGGACCTAACATACTCGCTATAGCGGTACTAAATTGCGGACCCATATACACGGATGCGTATATTTGCATACCGATTTTGAAGTAGTCAAAAGCATCCAGATTATCAACGTTTTCGACTTTTACGTAAGCAGATCCGTTCCACCGAAACTTATCGCCTGAGTCACTATAAACCGTAGGGTTGACGTTGTACTTACGAAGTAGTGCTTGGTGCGCTTCCGAGTTAACCCAGTTGTTATACGCGGCGGTTTGGTTTTGTGTACGCTGACCGTACAGTTCTTCGTATGTAGAAGAAGCATCATCACCGTACTGAGTTAAATCTTCGCCTTCGAGGATCATTAACTCGTCTTCAGTCAACCCGCCAGTGTACGTATCCCAGTCACCTACATTGTAATCTCCAGACTGTATGAGCTGTTCACGCTCTGTCATGTAGGCTAAATAGTTATCAAACGACCCAAATACTTCTGGCAATCGGTTCGTTTGCTCGGGGTCTTCGAAATAAGCTCGGAGGTCTGCCTCAGTTGCCTGAGTAGCTTCTCTCTGCCCATATAAAAAATTTGGGTTGGCATCACCACGTTCAGCACCCATGAAGAACGTAAATGTCGGACCCGAATCTGGAGCGGGTTCAGGTGCTGGAGCAGGAGCAGGAGCAGGTTCTGGGGCTGGAGCTGGAGCAGGAGCAGGAGCAGGAGCAGGAGCAGGAGCAGGAGCAGGAGCTGAGGGAAAACCTCCGCCGGTATCTCTTGGGTCATCACTTGGAGCAGTGCTTGTATCATCTCCACCTGTGTCTCTTGAATCGTTATCCCCGCCTCTTTGTTGCGCTTCTTCTTCCGCTCTGCGTCGCGCTTCTTCTTCGGCACGGCGTTGAGATTCCTGTGCTTCTTCGAGAAGGCGTCTTCTTTCTTCCGCTCGACGTTCGGCTTCTTTTGCTTCTGCTTTAGTTTGTTCTTCTCGTGCTCTGCGTTCGGCTTCCGCTTCGGCTTCTGCGATACGTTGTCTTTCAGCCTCTTCAGCTTCTTCACGGCGTCTAGCTTCTTCCTCTGCTACACGTCTTGCTTCTTCGGCACGGCGTTGAGCTTCCTCTGCGGCGGCACGTTCTGCTTCCTCTGCCGCTCTGCGTATTTCTTCTTCCTCAGCACGAATACGCTCTTCTTCCTCGGCTCGGGCGCGTGCGGCTTCCTCTGCTCTACGTCTTGCTTCTTCTTGAGCGCGCCGGGCTTCTTCCGCTTTACGTCGCGCTTCTTCGGCTATTCGTCTAGCCTCTTCTTCCTGCCTACGTTCGGCTTCTTCAGCGGCGCGTTGCGCTTCTTCTTCGGCTTTGCGCTGTGCTTCTTCAGCGGCGCGTTGCGCTTCTTCTTCGGCTTTGCGCTGTGCTTCTTCTTCTGCTTGACGTCTAGCTTCCTCGGCTACTCGTCTAGCCTCTTCTTCTGCACGTTGTCTAGCGGCTTCTTCTGCCGCACGTTGAGCCTCTTCCGCCCTTCTAATAGCTTCTGCCGCTTCTGCTTGGCGTCTGGCTTCTTCTTGTGCCCTACGTTGAGCTTCTTCTTGAGCTTGACGTCGAGCTTCTTCTGCCGCACGTCTGGCTTCTTCTTGTTGTCTACGCTGTTCTTCCTCTGCGCGTCGTCTGGCGGCTTCTTCAGCGGCTCTACGTCTAGCTTCTTCCTCAGCAACACGTCTTGCTTCGGCCTCTGCACGAATACGTTCCTGTAGTTCTCTATCTTCTATGTCATTTTGCGGTGGAGCAGGGGCTGGAGCGCGAATAGGAGCAGGAGCTGGAGCTGGAGCAGGAGCAGGAGCAGGAGCAGGAGCAGTAGGGAATGTTGAGCCGCCGGGAAAATTAGGTGTTCTACGTGGGTCAAAAGTAGTTGAGCGCGTAGGCAATGTTGGCGCGGGAGCAGGTGCAGGAGCAGGCTGTTTTGTTACAGGAGCAGGTTTTGCGCCTACAGGGTTTGTTGTGATACCAAGACCGGGCGGTCTGTTGGCACGCAGGTACCCCAACGCCGCAGTGATGCTGGGAAACTCTCTTGTACCTACGTAATATGCCATACAATACCCAGCCGTTATGTATTACTGACAAATGTTACCGCAACCGATGCGGATGTAACAGCGGGGCGAGGTGAAGAAGCGGCACTTGCGTTAAGCGTGACGTTCACGTCGTCAGTAGCCCAAAATATTTCCATGTAATCGTTAGCGGAAAGCGCTAATGAACTGTTCCAATTGGCTATATCTTTGTTGCCAGACCCTGAAATAACGTACTCATGTGCACTGTTAATCTGAGCTGTGCCGTTTACTGCCAACCAGATAGACACAATTTTAGAAGAACTGTTTGTAGACTCAAGTTGCAGTGTTGTCTTTACGTGGTACACCCCATCGTTACTAACAGTAATACGAGAGTTACTTGCAACAGTAACTGCACTGCTGGCGCGAGTCGTATTAAATGTAACCGCATATCCTGTATTAGGATTTGCCGCTGTTTGGTCCACGGTACTGTAAAAAACACCGTACGGAAAATGAAGAAACTTGCCGCCAGTCTCGGTGCTAACTAAGTTATCAAACGCATTTATGAGGCGCGTGAAAAATAACCGCAAAACATTACTGTTTTGGTCCATAAACGGACGATCATAAGTCTCAGTTGCAAGCGGCAACGCAGGGGGAGCGGGGCGCTCTAATCTATTAGCCACTAGCGCCTCCCGTCAGGGCGCATGTCCACTCGTGGTGAACCTAACTGCCATCGAACCCCAAGAGAATCTGATTCAACTTTGATAGACATCTGACGACCGCGTACACGCGTGTTTACCTGCCCTGTAAACTTCTCAATAGGCACTGTAGCCGTACGTGTTACCGTACCGGAGTTAGATCCTCCTTCAGATGTGGGACTGTTGTACCCTGATCCAGAGTTAGCCAGTGGCAACAGACTCATAGTGGCGTGAGGTTCATCTATTGTAGAACCATCGAACGTCATATCCGGCATCAAACGCCAAATAAACGCAAACCGATCGCCGTCGGCTATATCAAACTGCCCAGACGTAATGGACGCTGAAATCGGCACAGGGGTGCCCGTCTCGTTATCGTCAGTGCCAAACTCTTGGTTGGTCAGGTTGTATGTGTATGAAGCCGCTAATGGATAGTCACGTAACCCAGAATCAAGCCACGCTGTACGCGCCATCGTGCCGTAGTACCACGTCTTTTCAAGGTAGTTATAGACAACATAACGATCGATTGTCTGGCTGTTCTGCGAGCAATAGAACCACCATATTTCGTGAAACGCCTCGTTAGTCCCTGCGAATACTTGGTCGTACTGCAACTCGTTGAAGTCATTAAATACAAAACGTCGAACATCACAAGGTAGCGTTTGCGTTCGCCCGTCGTAGGAATAAAACTTATCTTTACCCATCCAGTAAGCAACGCCACCAGAGAATCCAACTGCGTTTTGAGACGCAATAGATATGTTATCTCCTACCAATTGCACGCCCCAAACGATCGGAGCGCCTTGATACTGCAACGAGTACACGGAAGAATCGGTCCAAACAAGCACCTCTTGGCGCGATTGTTTGGCAGTCACAATCTCTGTGCCCTTAGATAGACGCAAATCACCCGCTTGGTTTGTAACCGCCGGAGTCCAATTTGCAGGATCTTCTTGGTCTGACCATCGAATAAGCATAGGGTCAAAAGTTGCAGACCCTAATGTATTTGCCCCAAAGCAAAAGACAAACCGACTGACGTCAGATACAAGAATAAAATTTTGTTTGGTAGGCACGTTCGACGCACCTGCTAGCGTGTTTAGGTACACGGCGCGAGTCTCTACGCCGTTAGTCGCATCCCAATAGAAAATATCGCCGCCACGTGGACCAAATATAAGGTCTTCACCAAAGTTTGATTGACTCCAAAGCCGAATAGATTCGGTCGAAGTGCCACCTGTACCCCATACACCAGCGCCCCAAGTACCTCCACTCCAACCCGTCAATGGGACTTCGTAAGGCTCACCTGTACGTATCTGGTACGCACCAACAACTGAAGACCCGCCGTTACCTGTGTCAGACGCATTGGCTGTCGCTGTGGCTGTTATGGTGTAAGTATTGGCATCGGGTACTGCTACGATCTGGTACTCGGCGTTAAGAACTGTCGCTGTAATGTTACCGCCAAGTGTTACTGCTCCGCTAAAGGTAACAAAATCACCTTCCCGCGCACCGTGCCCTGCATCGGTAATTGTCAGCGTAGTGCTACCGTTAGTTGCCGCAAAGGTCACAGCACCGGCAGAGGTAGTTTCTCGAACCGGCGTGATGTCGTTATAGCCGCCACCTTGCTCTAAATAAAACTTAAGGTGCGTACCTACGCCAATAAGATTGATACTCCCAAGGGTTATCCAGTTAGATAAAGAGCGACATACGCCTTGAAAGGTAGACACGGAAATACGTTCCCACCCACCAATCTTCTCGGGATACCCTTGCCGAAACCGCACTTTGTCACACTCGTACCAACCAGCTTCATTGGTATATCGTGT